ATGTCGTGGTGGGGTGCCCCGGATGGCGCGGATCACCGTGACCCTGAGGTGTGGCGGGCCGCGAATCCCGGCTACGCGGACATCGTGGACGGGGAGGACTTCGCGTCGGCGGTGCTGAAGACGCCGGAGAACGGGTTCCGGACCAAGCGCCTCAACCAGTGGGTGACGTCGGCGCAGGCGTGGCTTCCGGCGGGCGGCTGGGAGGGGCGGGAGGACCTGTCGCGGGTGATCGGCGAGGGCTCGCGGGTGGTGCTGGGCTTCGACGGGAGCAAGACAGGCGACAACACGGGGATCGTGGTGGCGACGTGCGAGGCCCGGCCGCATCTGGACGTGGCGGGGCTGTGGGAGCGCCCGGCCGACGCGGTGCAGTGGCGCGTCCCGCGCGGGGAGGTCAAGGAGGCGCTGCGGGCGTGCTGCCGGCGGTGGGACGTCAAGGAGATCGCCTACGACCCCTACTTGTGGCTGGACGCGTTTGAGGAGCTCGAGGTGGAGGGGCTGCCGGTGGTGGAGTTCCCGCAGATGAACTCGGCAATGATCCCGGCGACGCAGCGGTTCTACGAGCTGGTGACGACGGCCGGCCTGACGCACTCGGGCGATCCGCGGCTGACGCGGCACCTGGCAAACGCGGTGATGAAGACGGATTCCCGGGGCTCGCGGATCGTGAAGGAGTCGCCGCACTCGCCGCGGAAGATCGACCTGGCGGTGGCCGCGATCATGGCGGCGGACCGGGCGGCGTTCTGGGCGGCGCAGGAAGACGTTGAGTGGGAGAACACGGTCTGGTGACGCGTTCTGCGGGAATCCTCTAGGTAGTTACGCGTTTTTGCCCCGGCATGGCACCATGTCTTTAGATCTTCGACAAAGGCGGTGCCCGTGGCTACTGGAGCCGTGACGATCCTGCCGGGCCCGGCGTGCCCGCACTGCAAGGGCGGGCAGGTGATCAACGGCGTCCCGTGCGAGGACTGCGACGGCACGGGGCGGCAGCCGGCGGCCCGGCCGCGGTGGCGCCGGCTGCGTCGTCGGCTGCGGGGCGCGGCGGACGCGGCGGCGGTCCCGGCGGGCATGGCGGTGCGGGGGCTGCCGGGGATCGGCGGCGCGGCGGTTTTCACGGCCGGGTCCGCGATGGTCGTGAACGGGGTGTGGCATCAGGTGCCGCTGCTGGGGGTGGCCGCGCTGGTCGCGGGCGTGTTCGGGCTGCTCGCCGACAGGGATCTCTAGTGGTAGCGGACGCCATCGATGTTGTACTTCACTCGCCCGCAGCCTTCAACTGCGCACGACAGACGGAAGCGGGGTGATGCCAAGTGGGGGTCTTTTCTAGTCGCGAGCGGCTTGGAGGGCGCAGTCCGCAGCAGGAACAGCGGATCGCGCAACTGGCCTTCATATTAGGTCATAGAACCCCCGATCGGCGCGAATATCCAGGCGGTCCAGGACATCTACGGGCGGCCGGGCGCGCCCGCCGCGAACATGCGGCACAGCGCGGTGTGGGCGTGCCAGGACCTGATCGCGTCGGTGATGAGCATGCTGCAGCCGTGGGCGTTCAGGACACCCCCGGCCGGGGTGGCGACGCCGAACCCGGGGCAGGGCGGCACCGGGCAGCCGGCCGTGCCGGGCGTGAAGGTGGCCCGGCAGCCGCAGATACTGAACGAGCCCGCTGCCGGGATGGACATCGGCGACTGGCTGTACGCGGGCACGCTGTCACTGCTGCGCGGGAACGTGTACGGGTCGGCGGTGGACCTGACGCCGCTGGGGTTCCCGTCGCAGATCGAGCTGAAGGACCCGGCGAGGTGCTCGGTACGGCTGCTGGCCGACGGGACGGTGCAGTATAAGTTCGGCGGCAAGGTGCAGGGCCCGACGCAGCCGCCGGTGTGGCACGGGTCGGTCTTCCGGGGGCCGGGCGACCTGACCGGGGCGAGCGTCATGGAGTTCGCGCGGCGGTCGATCCAGCTGGGCCTGAACGCGGAGCAGTTCGCGAACGGGTTCTTCGAGGAGGGCGCGCACCCGAGCTCGATCTTGACGAACGACTCGACGGCGCAGATTACCCAGAAGGAAGCCGGCTCGATCAAGCAGAAGTTCATGGCTGCCGTGCACGGCAGCCGTGAGGTGGCGCTGCTGACGGGCGGCTGGAAGTACCAGCAGATCCAGGTGAACCCGACCGACTCCCAGTTCCTGGGCACCCTGTCGGCGTCCGACCTGATGGTGTGCCGGTTCCACCGGGTGCCGCCGGAGATCGTCGCGTGCGCGATCACCGGCAGCAGCATCACGTACGCGAACGTGGAGCAAAGGGGCTTGGATTTCCTGACGTACTGCATGCAAAGGTGGATCACCTGGTGGGAAAGGAAGCTCGGCAACTTGCTTCCGTCCGGGCAGTACGTGAAATTCGATCTCAGTCCTCTTTTGCGGACGGACATTCTTACGCGCTGGGTCGTGAATTACGCGCAGCTGACGTCGCGGGCGATGACGCAGACGGAAGTTCGTGCAGGCGAGGACATGCCGCCACTCACCCCCGAGCAGCTGGCGGAGGTCAACGCGATGCCGCAGGTGGACCTTTTGCAGCCGCTGAAGCCGCCCAAGCTGAGCCTCTAGGAGGAGATCATGGACCGGTTCGAGCTGCGCAGGCAGGCGCGGATGGGGATGCACGGCGTGCCCGAGCGCCTGGGGCTGGCGTTCGCGGCCGGGAATGTCGAGATGCGCGCCAAGCCGAACGGCACCGGCGGCTCGGCGTACACCTGGGACGGGTACGCGACCGCCTTCGATTTCGAGTTTCCGATGTGGGACGAGAACGGGGAGCCGTTCAAGGAGTCGGTGGCGCCGGGCTCCGCCACCCGGACGCTGAACAACCCTAATCTGGACGTCCCGTTCCTGATCGGCCACAATTCGGCGGGCATCCCGCTCGCCCGCACCAAGAGCGGCACGATGCAGCTGGCACAGGACTCCCACGGCGTGCTGACCCACGTGCCGGGCATGGACGGGGGCCGCGAGGAGGTCCGCGCGCTTTACAGCGCGCAGCAGCGCGGCGACATAGACGAGATGTCGATGGCGTTCGTCTGCGTGCGCCAGCGGTGGGACCCGTCCTTCGAGTACCGGACGATCCTGGAGATGGACCTGCACCGGGGCGACGTGTGCGCGGTGACGCACGGGGCGAACCCGGCGACGGCCGGGGCGTCGATGTTCGCCGTGGAGCAGCTGGCCTACCGCCGTCCGGCCGCGATCGGCGGCCCGGCGATGATCGGCCGCGAGCGGCGCGCGCTCGAGCGGCGGATGCCGACGGCGGCGTACCAGCAGGGCGCGGACGAGCACGCCGAGTGCGGCCAGTGCCACAGCGGCAACGACGTCGACGCGGCGTACTGCGATCAGTGCGGCACCGAGGTGAACGCGCTGATTCCGTACTGCGAGCACCCGGACGACTCGCAGACGTGCCCGTGGTGCCGGCAGATGAACGCGCCGGACGCGAAGGTCTGCGACCAGTGCGGGCGGGGGATGGTCAACGACCACGACGGCGACGACCCGGGGTATGCCGGCGCGGGCACGTACGGCCTGTACGCCTCTCGCCGCCCCCTCGATCGGCGGGCCGCGCTGAGCGCGGCGGACATAAACGACCTGCCTGATGACGTCTTCGCTTACATCGAGGGCGGCGGGACCAAGGACGACGGCGGCAAGACGGTGCCCCGGTCGAAGCGGCACTTCCCGGTCAATGACGCCGCGCACGTCCGGAGCGGCCTGTCGCGCGCTCCGGAGTCGCCGTTCGGGCCGAAGGCGATGCCGGCGATCAAGGCGGCGGCGGCGAAGATGGGCATCGGCGAGAGCGAGCAGAAGGCCCTGTCGCGCCCGCTGGAGCGGCGGGCGTCGGCGGCGGACGACCTGAACACGTCGGTGGCGCCGGACTACGACGCCGCGAGCTCGCACGAGGCGATGACCGGCACGCACTCGCATCAGCACTCCCACCCGGACGGCGAGCAGATCACCCACGCCCACGCGCACGACAACGACGCCGACCACTCGGGGTGCGCCACGTCGGCGGTCATCGAGGTCGACGACCCG